GCGCAGCGTCAATATGATTTGGTCCTTGGCGGGCATGATGCCGACGTGACCAGTGTTGTCGGTAGCTCTATCGGCGGCTCTGGTGTTCGTATCATCGTCGACGACACTAACTGCAAGAAAAAAGAGGATGCCATTCAGCTGTGCGAATACATCCTGAACCGCATCAAGGAAGGTGTCTGGCCTCCGGCCTAAGGGGTTCATCATGCCGCGTGTTAAAAACCGCCCTGACTCATCCCATGTCCCTGTTGTGGCGTCTCTACCGGCGCCACAATTGCCTCAAGGGTATGAGCAAGTAACCGACCTGACCGCCGTGAAGGGGATCACCCCGCCCGATGCTGCCTGCGTCGCTCTGATCCAGGCAGAAGGCGCGGCAGTGCGCTGGCGTGACGACGGGGTGGCACCGACGCCTACAGTCGGTATGCGCCTCCCTGCCGGCTCTGAACTTCACTACGACGGCAACATGAACGCGGTGCGCTTCATTCAGGAAGGCTCCGGCGCCAAGCTCAACATTTCCTATTACGGGTGACGCCATGCCAACCACTGAACCAATGGAAGGGATCGCCGGGGCGCCCGGGACACCTGGCAGCAATGGGGCCAACGGATCCAACATCGAGCTATTCCGGAGTGCCACTCATCTCCAGTGGCGAGTGGTTGGAACGGTTACATGGGCTGACCTGATTGCATGGGTTGACCTGAAGGGCGATACCGGCGCTGCGGGTACTCCAGGGGCTGCTGGCGCGCCTGGCACTCCAGGAGCAAACGGCACGAACGGCGTGGATGCAAAGCGCATTGTTGCGGCCACAGGGAGCACTAACGCATCGGGCGACGTGTCGTTCACATTCTCGCCGACCTTCGCTGTGGCGCCGCACATCGACATCACCATCACTCCACAGAGCAACGTGAACCAAAAGGCCAGGCTGACTGCTGTTTCAGCGGCTGGCTGCACGGTTCGCGTGGAAGTACAGAATCAGGCATTTCTCTCACTGCTGGGCCTGGATATTCTCAGCGCTGGCGTAACCATCGTGAGTGGCGTCCCAGTGAGCATCACCGCAACCGAACGATAGAGGTTCCTCATGGCCACCAGTGACATTGCAATCGCCAACAGGGCGCTGACAAAGCTGGGGGTCGCACGGATCATCAGCTTTGGTGACAACAACGAGCAGGCCCGGGCGCTGCAATCGATGTACACCATCGTGCGCGACTCCGAGCTTCGCGCCTACACCTGGAATTTCTCCATCAGGCGCGCATCTCTGGCTGCGTTGGTGGATGTCCCTGAGTTCGATTGGGCTCGCCAGTTCCAGCTGCCTGCTGACTGCCTGCGCCTGCTATGGGCTGGCAACTTCTACCCCGGCCCAAACCTTTCAGACTTCACCAATTCGCAGTGGAAAGAGTACGAGATCGAAGGCCGATCGATCATGTCGAACCTGCCGGCTCCATTGCGTATCCGGTACGTGGCTCAGATCACTGACCCTACCTTCTTCGATCCTCTGTTTGGTGAGGCGCTGGCCTGCAAGCTGGCTATTGAACTGGCCGAGTCGCTGACTTCAAGCTCTACCAACCGCCAGCTGGCCTGGAACGAATACAAGCAGGCCATCATCAAGGCATTGCGCTCTGATGCAATCGAGTCGCCGGCAGACACCATTGCCGATGACACTTGGATGCTGTCGAGGAACCTTTAATGAATCCTGCGTTTACCTCATTCAACAGCGGTGAGCTGTCCCCCTTGATGGAAGGGCGGATCGACTTTGCCAAATACCAGACAGGTTGCTCGAAACTCCTGAACTTCGTGCCGACAGTGCAAGGCCCGATCCGGCGCCGCCAGGGTACAAGGTTCGTCGCTGAAACAAAGGACTCTACGGCTCGCTCCTGGATCGCCCGCTTCGAATTCAACGTGACCCAGTCCTTCATCTTGGAATTCGGGCACTTGTACATCCGGTTTTACACAGATCATGGACAGGTCATGGTTGGGCCGACTCCGTATGAGATCCCGTCGCCGTACACGTCTGCCGACCTGATGACCTCCGAAGGCACCTTTGCGCTGTCAATGGTGCAGAGCGCAGACGTCATCTACATCGCGCATCGCAACTACCCCCCGCGGAAACTGTCGAGATTGGGCAATACCAACTGGACGCTGTCCGTGCTTGACGCTATTGGCGGCCCTTTCGCCGATCAGAACAAGGATGACGCGATCACTGTCTATGCGGACGTGGCCACCGGCGCAGTTACTCTCACTGCGTCTGCCGCCATATTCACTGCGAACGATGTTGGCTCCCTGTTCCAGCTTGAGCAGATGGACTCGGCGAACTATGCCGCGTGGGAGGTAAACCGGCAGTTCCCACTTGGGTCCCTTGTCACGTCTGATGGGAAGTTCTACATAGCGACCAGTTCGCCGGTGGGGCCGGCGACAAAGCAGTATTCTGGGACGCTACGGCCTGTGCACATTGAGGGTAAGGCCTTCGACGGATCGCACACCAATGGGCCAGTTCAGCAAGAGACATCGGAAACCGTGGGCATCGAGTGGGAATATCAGCACTCCGGCTTCGGCTATGTCCGCATCACAGGCTTCACCAGCCCTACCGTGGTAACTGGTACGGTGATCAGCACGCTCCCAGGCAACGTGGTCGGATCATCGAATGTCACATCGAAGTGGAACTACGGGGACTGGTCGCAGCGGAACCTGTACCCATCGCACGCGACGTTCTTTCGTGAGCGCCTGACCTTCGCCGGGGGGCAGAAACTGTGGTTCTCCGTGGTTGGAGACTACGAAAACTTCACGCCAAAGCAATCGAACGTGGTGGTCGACGACGATTCGATAAACGTTCGGATCAGCAGCGACCAGGTGAACGATGTGACCTGGCTTGTGTCTGGCGGATCCCTGTTGATCGGAACCGGTGGCGGCGAGTTTGCCTGCGGTGAGAACTCAAGCTCAGACCCATTCGCCACCCGCAATATCAAGATTGCGCAGCAGAGCCGGTTCGGCGGTCGGAACATCCAGCCGCAGGTTGTCTCGGCGCAGACCCTGTTCGTCCAGCGCGCCGGAAAGAAGCTGCGCGACATCGCTTACTCATTCGAACAGGATTCGTTCGGATCCAATGACGTGACCGTTCTGTCTGAGCACCTGACTCAGCAAGGTCTTGTTCAACTCTCATATCAGCAGGAGCCTGATACCGTCGTATGGGCCAACACCGCCCAGGGTGTTCTGCTCGGGCTGACGTACAACCGCGAGCAGGACGTGACCTCCTGGCATCCTCACTGGATCGGCGGCGCAGTAGCCGGCTTTACCAATTACGGGGTTGTCGAGTCAATCCAGGTAGTTCCAACTCCTGATGGAAACTCAGAAGAGCTGTGGATGGTCGTTGCCCGCACGATCAATGGCGTTCCAAAGCGCTACGTCGAGTACATGACTCAGAACTGGCAGCCATTCGAGCCAATCAATACCGCCGTGTTCCTGGATTCGTCTCTGCAGTACAGCGGCGCGCCGACTACGACAATCAGCGGGCTTTCCCATCTTGAAGGGCAGGTGGTAAGCATCCTGGCAGACGGCGCCACGCACCCTGACCGGGTGGTTGCTTCTGGCAGCATTACTCTTCAGGTTCCAGCTTCAGTGGTTCAGGTCGGGATCAACTACCGATCGATCATGACCACCATGAAGATCGAGGCCGGCGCCACTCAAGGCACATCGCAGGGCCAGAAGAAGAAGTTCGGCAAGGTCCGATTCCGCTTCCTCGGCACTGTCGGCGCGAAGTACGGGATCGATGGCGTGCAACTCGACGAGATCCCGTTCCGCGATAGCTCCATGCCGATGGACCAGGCGGTCGTTCCATTCACTGGTGATAAGGAATGCCAATGGCCTATTGGTTGGGAGGAAGCTGGTAGACTCACTGTTATTCAAGAACAGCCTCTGCCGATGACCCTGATCGGCATCTATCCGGAAATGAAGACAAGCGCATGACGACGACAAAGCCCTTCGCCCCCGCCGACCTTCTGGCGATAGACCTGCAGCCATGGCAGCAGCAGCCAGAGTTCAGCCTGACCGCCGATTACGGCGAGTGGTTGAGCTCCAATAGCTGCTGCGCCTACACCATCATGCATGGTGACAATGTGGTTGGCGCTGGCGGGGCGATTGAGATTTGGGAAGGCAGGGCTGAGGCGTGGCTGTTGCTGGACAAAGAGGCCGGCCGCGTCATGAATGGCGTTCACCGGATCGCCACGCGCTTCCTGAATGCGCTTCCCCATTCCCGGGTTGAGACAGGTTGTGAGGTCGGGTGGCCAGAGGCTCACCGCTGGTTGTCGATGCTTGGATTCGATCATGAGCGCACGGCCAGGAAGTACACGCCAAGCGGGCGGGACATCGATATTTACGTGAGGATTCGATAATGGCGGCGGCACTACCTTTCATCATTGCCGGCGTCTCTGCCTATGGCGCTATCCAGCAGGGCCAGCAGCAGCAGGCAGCATTGCAGCAGCAGGCCAACCAGGCGCAGCGCGACAAGGATGCGCTGATCAATCAGGCCAGGGTTGCGCGGCAGCAGGCCGGGGCAGAGGAAGAGTCTCAGCGCCGCGAGGCTCGCCAGTTGCTGGCCACTCAGCGTGCGGCCATAGGTCAGTCCGGGGCGTCCGGCGGCACCCTCGGACTTCTTCAAGAAGACTCCGAGATGCAGGCCGAACTGGACGCCTTGAACATCCGCTACGGCGGCGAGCAGCAGGCCAGCAGCCTGTTGAGTCAGGCCAGTGAGGACGGCATCTCGTCGGGCATCTTGAAAGGGAATGCCTCGCAGGCTTCGCGCGCCGGGTATCTTGGCGCTGGCGCAGGGCTTCTAAGCTCTGGAGCCTCGCTCTACTCCAAGTACAAGAAGCCAGCAGGAGTCAACACGCAGGGCCAGAACGTGGCGCTGACCAATAACGCAGCCTATGTGAAGAATATGTAATGGCGAGAATCCCGGTTTACTCGACAGGCATCAGCGCGCGACAAGGCCTCGGTCCAGGCCCTGCCGGATCTCGTCCAATCGCAATTGGTGGCGGCGCAGTCCTCGGTGGGCTGGCAACCAACCTGGCACAAGTCGGCCAGCAGGTTCTGGACGCCAACCAGAAGAAGGAGCGCGAAGACGCGGCGGCTTGGTCGGCTGAGCAGCTTGGCAATGCCCGACTTCACTGGACACAGCAGCAGATCGACCGCGAGCAGAACGCGCCAGCAGGGGCCAAGGATTACACCGGCACGCTGACCAAGGACTTCGACTCCTACACTGATGAGGCGCTGCTGAATGCGCCGAACGATGAATCTCGCAACTACCTGCGTGAGCGCCTGTCGGCCATGAAGTCGGACATCGTCGGGCGCGGCATGCAGTTTGAGGCTCGCTCCCGGCTGGATGATCGGGTAGACAAGATCGGCAAGGGCATTGATCAGTCGCGCATTGCCGTAGACCTGGATCCGTCGCAGCACCAATCGGCCCTGGCTGAAAACCTCGCGACTCTGGATCAACTCGATATCCCGGCGCCAGCCAAGGCCAAGCTGCGCGATGACGCCATCCAGAAGATCAGCTTCGCGGCAGTAGCTGCGCGGATGAAGTCGAATCCAAACGGCGTGCTGTCCCAGCTGCGCAGTGAGGATGGCGGCGGCGCGGTGGATGTTCGCCTGCTGAATGCTGACAACCGCATCCAGTTGCGAAACGCCGCCGAAGCTGAGTTGAAGCGTCGCGAGGCTGAAGCCAAACAAGCCGCCGCCATAAGCCGGGCCGAGATGGGATTCCGGCTACAGGATGCCAGTGCAGCCTACATGCAGGGGCTGCAGTTCAACAACCCGCCATCAGCCGGTGAGTTGCGTGCGGCCTATGGGCCTGAGCGTGGGCAGCGCGCCTTTGACGCATTGAGCCAGGCGCAGCAATACGGCGTTGGCGTCAAAGAGTACGCGACCCTTCCAATCAGTGAGCGCGGCGAGTGGCTACAGAGTCGAGCCCCGGCCTTGGATGGCGTTGCCTCCGAAGGATTTGCTGAGCAATCTCAGCTGTTCGGCAAGATGGTTTCCGATGCGCAAAACATCAATAAGCAACTTGTCGAGGATGGCGCCGGCTACGCAATCAAGTACGCTCCTGAGGTAAATGCTGCATGGCAGGGTGTGATGGGCGCATCAGATCCAGAATCGGCCCCTGCTGCCTACCAGGCATACGCTGAAGCGGTGAAGGGTGAGCAGGCGCGCTTGGGCCTGAAGCAGTTTAACGTTATCCCTGAATCCTACGCGGCATCGATGGCGGCGACCTTCAAGGACCCGGCCAACGCTGGCCCGAAACAAATCCAGCTGATCGAGGAAATGAAAACCAACTGGGGTCAGCATTTCCCTGATGTGTTCAAGCAGGTCGCCGGACAGCTACCCGACTCGGTGAAGATCATTGGATCAGGCGTAGATCGCGACACGGCTACCCTGCTATCTGGTATTTCGCAGGTGAAGACTGCCGAACTGAAAAAGCCGCTGCAGTCATCCGACGTGAATGCCATGGAGCTGACTCTAAAGTCGGCGCTTGACCCATTCGCCAAGACCTTCGCAAGCCAAGCAGGAGGCCAATCTACCTATGGCAGCATCTACAACGAGGCGTATCGAGGTGCGCTGGCGCAGATGGCCCAAGGCGTGAGCCCGAGCGAAGCAGCCGAGAACATGTCGAAGCGCCTGAGCGCCAACTACCAGCTTGATGGAACGTTGCGCGTCCCGAACCAGTACGACATCGACACCGTGCAGGAAGGCATTCAATCGGTTGTGAGCGGCCTGAAAGCCAGCGACATCGCACTTGGAGAGATCCAGGGTGTATCCGGCGAGTTCACAGATGAGCGCACGCAGAAGCTGCTTGGGGCCGCTACCGTAATCGCCAACAAAGACGAAACCGGCGTGTACCTGATGCACAACGGCGCCGCGATCCTTGGCAAGAACGGCCGTCCGCTGCAGTTTACCTTCGAAGAACTCATTGGCGCCGGGGCGATTAAGCCGAAAGGCAAGAAGACCGACCGCGCACGCATGATTGAGCAAGGATTCCGCTGATGGCTTTTTACACGGAAGATCCGATTCAGGGGATTGGTTTATCGATACTTGATGCCCCGGTGGGATTTGGTGAGGCTGTCGGCGCCGCGGCTGAACAGTCGTTTACCACCAGTATCACGCCGCTAACCGTGCAGGTCGGCAACCTTGCTGAGCAGGAAACAGGGAGACTCGGCTACGACCCTGTACGGCGCGACGTGATCCAGACATCTGTGCCAGAGACTGGAATTCTTACCCGCGAACAGGCGCAACAGCAGGTCAAGGATTCGGGGCTTGAGGTCGACGTGCCAGATGGCGGCATGCGCCAGGGTTCTCTGGACCTGCTGCTGTCTCGCCGGCGCGCTGAGCGTGAGCGGGCCATCCTGATGCAGAACGCCCCGGGGTCCGCCGCTCCTGCAATGATCCTGGCATCGTTCGCGGCTCAGGCAGTTGACCCGATCAATATCGCGTCGGCGTTCATCCCAGTCGTTGGTGAGGCCCGATACACGGCAATGCTGGCCGGCGCCGCGGGCTTCGGTGCGCGGCTCGGCGTGCGTGCCGGTGTTGGCGCAGTAGAAGGCGCGGTCGGCTCGGCACTCCTTGAGCCGGCCGTATACACCCTGAGCCAGCAGCTGCAGGACGATTACGACATCACCGACAGCCTGACCAATATCGCGTTCGGTGCGGCGCTTGGCGGATCTCTACGCGGCATCGGCGGCATCGTCAAAGATCGCTACTTCCCATCTGCCAAGATTGATATCGGCGATTCTCTGGACGACATGACGGCGCCAGCCCGGGCCGAACTGTCCCGCGTCGGCTACGTCGACGATTCCTTCACCAAGCTGAACCGCGACCTGGAAGCGGGGCTTGCCGAGCAGCGCGCCTCAAGCAGCCAGGCCATAGACAACCTGATGCCTGGTTTCCGCGCCGAGCTTGAGCAGGCGGCAACTGGCCGGGTCTCCAATGTTGCCGACATTCGCGTTGAGTTGGACGCCGTGAATCGCAAGATCGAAGCGATCCCGGACGAGTTCAAAGATCGCGCCAAGATGTTCCAGGACCAGGGCATGAGCCGGAAGCAGGCCGAGCGCGCCTCGCGGGAGTCCATTGCCAATGAAGTCGCGGAAGCAAAGGGTCGCCGTTCAGAAGTAGAGCAGGCCATCGAGGGGAACCGCCAGTCCGAACTTGCCCGGGCAGATCTTGGCAGGCTTGATCGCGGCGAGATCCCTGAGCGCTTCAAGGATCGAATCGACGGCGAGTCAAGTCGCCTTGCTGCCGGCATGACCAAGACAAGGCTGGCCGAGGCGCTGAGCCCTGTCCCGTTCGCCGAAAAGGCGGAACTCCTGAGGAATTCGCTCGGCGCCGCATTCAATGGCCAGGACATCAGCCCGAAAACCTTTCTCGACCTCAAGTCGCCTGATGCCAATATCCGGCAGCAGGCCATTGACCACATCAAGATCGCGCCGAGCCGCACGCCGAAGGAATACGTCCAGGCATCGGCCAAGGCTGACGCAGAAATCAAGTCTGCCAAAGATGGCCAGGCCTTCGAAGATGAGCAGCTACAGGCTGATGAGGCATCAGCAAAAGAAGTCGCAGACCAGACAGGGTACAATCTGAAAGAGGATCCTGAGCTGAAGGAAGCCGAGGCGTTCGAAGTTGAGGCCAAGGCATACCAAGATGTTTACCGCGCCAATGCGCTTTGTATGTTGAGGGGATAATGGCCGCACAAGATTGCATTGACGCAGCGGAGAAAGCTGCCGGTGGAAAGCTGAGCCTGGCGCAGATCACCGAAGCCATTGAGGTTCTGCAGGAGAGGCAGAAGCAGCTCATGGCTACAGACGCCAGCCTAAGTTCAGAAGATGCCGCCCTGCGCGCCGCTGACGAGCTTGGCATGGAGGCGATGCAGGCTGCTTCGTACAAAAAGCGCGCCGCCTTCATCAACGCCCGTCGCCGCGCTGAGGCGCTGGCCTATCTGCGCAACAACTGGGCTGATCAACCTGTTCTAGGCGCCGAGTCATTCCTTGTCGGGACCAACCTGGCACGCACAGGCTCCCGGGCATCCGTAAGTGTCGAGCAGTCGCAGTTGGCCAACAGCTACATCGGCGGCCTGCTGTCTGACCTGGAGGTCGCAGGAAATCTCGACTCTCTGTCATCCGGCATCTTCGACGATGACATTGCCCGGGCGCTTTGGAAGCTTCGCGATCAGACTCCCGACTTCACCGGCATTCCAAAGGTCGCCGTCGATATCGCCAAGACCATCGACAAGTGGCAGGAGACATCGCGGATCGGTGCCAACAAGGCCGGCGCGATGATCGGCAAGCTGGACAACTACATCACCAAGCAGAGCCATGACCCGCTTCGCATCCGTGCTGCCGGCAAGGAAGACTGGATTTCCAAGATCCTGCCGCGCCTGTCGCCTGACACATTCCAAGGCCGCGACCCTTATGAGTTCATGTCAGCCACCTATGACGGCCTGGCATCTGGTGTGCATTTCAAGAGTACCGGCGCGCCCGCTGGCGCATTCACCGGGCCGCGCAACATAGCCAAGCAGGTCAGCCAGGAGCGGGTTCTGCACTTCCGTTCCGCCGAAGACTGGACGGCCTATAACCGCGAGTTCGGCATGGGCAACATTCGCGAATCCGTGATCGGCTCTCTGTCGCAGCTTGGCGAATCCACGGCCCTGATGAAGCGCCTCGGCACCAACCCGGAATCGAACTGGAACGATGTTCTCGACTCGTTCGCAAAGGATCTCAAGGGCCAGCCTGAAAAGCTGAAGGCTTTCGATGACGCCCGAAAACGCATGCTCAAGAACCGATTCAGCGAGGTCGACGGCACCACTCGCATCCCTGTCGACGGCGACCTGGCCCGGTATAGTTCCGCTGCCCGCGCATGGGTGAACATGACCAGCCTTGGCGCATCGATTGCCTCAAGCGTGACTGACATCCCGGTCGCCGCGTCCGAGCTACGCTACCAGGGCAAGAGCATGCTGTCCGGCATGGGCTCGATGCTCAAGGGGCTGACCTCTGGCCGCAAGTCGGTGGAAGAACGGCAGATCCTGTCGATGCTCGGCGTGTACATGGAAGGCATGCGCGGCGCCACAACCAATCGATTCAGCGTCGATGACACTTTGCCCGGCCAGGTCAGCAAGTGGCAGAACCTATTTTTCAGGATGAACCTGCAAAGCTGGTGGACGGACACGCACCGGGCATCGTCCGGCCTGTCCATGTCCAACTACCTGGCGGCGAACTCTGTGAGCGACTTCGCCTCGCTGCCGAAGGAGTTGACCAGGGCGCTCGATCTGTACGGTATCGACGCTGGCCGCTGGGATCTGATGCGCTCTGCTCAGCTGTCCGAAGCCAATGGTCGACAGTTCATGACTACTCAGGACTTCGACAACATCTCTGATGAGGCGCTATCTGGATACCTGGAAAGCCAAGGCCGCACCGTCTCGCGTAACTCCATCTCAGAGCTTCGCGAAGAGTTGGCCGGACAGCTGCGCAGCTACATCAGCGACCGCGTGAGCTATGCAGTCCTTGAGCCAGATGCGAGAACCCGCGCTGTTCTGCGTCAGGGCACACAGCCAGGCACGGTGTCCGGCGAACTGATGCGATTCTTCGGCCAGTTCAAGAGCTTCGGCGTGAGCTTCCTGCAGAAGGCTGCAGGGCGTGAGCTGTACGGGCGCGACTATGTACCGACTGAGTTCGGGCGCAGTCTGGCGCCGTTCCGCGAATTGCTCCAAGCCGCATCTACCGGCAGCCCTGCAGCGCAGTTTCTTGGTATGGCCAATCTGGTCGCGTGGTCGACGGTGTTCGGCTACATGGCGCTGGCGGCAAAAGATCTGATCAAGGGCAAGGAGCCGCGTGATCCACTGGACCCGAAGGTATGGATGGCGTCATTCGTCCAGGGCGGCGGCTTCGGGATCTATACCGACTTCCTGTTTGGCGAGGCTTCGCGCTTTGGCAACAAGCCGCTTGAAACCCTGGCTGGGCCGTTCGCCTCTCGCGCCGCCAGTGTGGTCGACGTGATCCAGCAATCACGCCTCGCGGCCACCGGGGAGGACGTAGACCTGGCGTCGAAGCTGTTCCGCCTTGGTCAGTCTTCAACGCCATTCGCAAACCTGTTTTATATCAAGCCAGTGCTGGACTACGCGATCTTCTATCGCATTCAGGAGTGGATGAACCCCGGGTCCATGATTCGTATGGAGCAACGCGTAAAGCGCGAGAACAACCAACAATTCCTTTTGAGGCCATCCGAGGTGGTGCGATGACTGTCAGTAGCCAAACCAGCAGCGTTTCTTATTTGGGCGACGGTGTCACCACCCTCCTGCCTGTTCCTTTCTACTTCCTTGCGCAGACAGATCTCGTCGTCACGCGGGTGAACGCTGACGCCAGCGTCACAACCCTTGTCCTTGGATCTGACTATTCGGTTTCCGGCGACGGCGTTCAGTCTGGAGGCGCGGTGACGATGTTCGCCGCTCCGGTGGTTGGTGTTCAGATCCTGATAAACCGGGTTGTTCCTGCTACGCAGGAAACCGACTATGTGGCAAACGATCCGTTCCCCGCTGAGTCGCATGAGCGGGCCCTGGACAAACTGACGATGCTTGTTCAGCAGGCGTTCAGCTACCTTGGGCGAGCGCTACTGCGGCCTGTCGGGAAGAACGACTACGACGCCCAGGGAAGAAAGATCGTCAATCTTGGTGATGGCGCGGCTGATCCTGACGCGGTGAACATCCGCACCATGCGCAGCTACGTTGACGCTGCGATCGCAGGCGTCGTCGGCGGTTTCGGATATTTCCTGCAGGCTGGCATTGGCGCCGTATTGCGCACGTTCCAAAGCAAGATGCGCGACGTAATTTCTGTCAAGGATTTTGGTGCGGTAGGTGACGGGATCACTAACGACACGGCAGCCTTCCAGGCCTGCTTTAGCGCGCACCCTCATGCAGACATCAAGGTGCCTTGCGGGGTCTACATCCTTACTGGGACGCTGACAAAGGATTCTGGCGTTATCAGTGGGGATGGCCGCGACTCGGTTCTTGTGTTTGACAACATGAGCGGGGCAGACGGGTTTGTCTTCAACCCGCAGAACCAGCAGACCCTTTCAGGCGCGGTTTATCTCACCGTTCTTGCGAGAGGAACCAACGGCGGTCGGGCATTCGTTGCTCCGCAGAATTCAATCCAATACGCAACCCGTCGTAGTGCGTACATTTTCGACAATCTGTACATTGCCGGTTACACGCTGCCGCCGCCTGGCACGCAGAACGCCTTCGAGACTATCGAGACGTGGTTGTGCGGGATCGAGACCGGCGACGGGATCGGCTGCGACATCACCAGCTACCAGTTCTTCGGGAGCTACAGAAGCGACACGGACCCAACGCTGCAGGTTCAATCGTGCGGTATCAGGTTGCGCGCGGCCTTCACCCTTCTGACCGCCCAGCTGTCTAAGCTTACTATCACCAATGCCTACCGTGGCATTGAGATTGGTAAAAGCGCATTTTGGCAGATCACGAACTTCGATATCTCTCACTCCTTCGACGGCGTGTACCAGATAGAGTCCGGCGCCTTTAACGAGTGCGTGCTATCCAACGGCAACATCAACTCGCAACATGCCGGCGTCTACTTCTTCGGCATTGGCGGGCGTCGGGTCGATACCGTCATCGTCCGCAGGCACCGATTTGGCTGGAAGAGCGCGACCTACGACTGGTACGGCCTCAAGATGGAGAGCTGTAACTCTACCTGGATCTCCAAGTTTGAGGCGGAGCCATCGGAAGTGGATGGCGCGTTTCTCGGGACTCAATACAACATCCACCTCGATACATGCGGCGGCGTCCTGATCGATGGCGTTCTCGTTGGCGCAACCTGTGACCGCGGAATATTGTTGAGCGACTGTGCGCAGGTAGTCATCAGCAACACCGAGTCCTTCCAAAATGACCCGGCAGCCGTTCTGTTCCGGCTTATCAACGGCACGCGAAATACTCATTTTGGGAACTACGCGGTTGTATCGTCATTCTCCGGGGAAATCATGAGTAAGGATGCTCTGACACTGGTCAATCCGATCCAGATGATGAACCAGGCATTCGACTTTCAAACCAGCGGTTCTGCTGCAATGTCCTTGACCCGGTCAAACGCAGTAGCAGATAACCGCATCTGGAGACTCGCGCTAGGGACAAACTCGTTCAACCGGCAGGCCGTTACTGATGCCGGGGTAGGGACCAACTATGAGTTGGTAACAAGGACCGGGGCCACCGTTGATGAGATCCAATGGAGAGCAACGCAGCTCCGGGTTGGCAACGCAGGCCCTATAATCCGCGGAGGTGCCGGCAGCCCTGAAGGCTCAATCACCGCGCCGCCTGGTTCGCTCTGGCTGCAAACCACCAGTGGTGGCGGCAACTACCAAAAACTCACAGGTACCGGGAACACCGGCTGGGTAACGATATGATCAAGAATGTGGTTCGAAACGCAGAAGGGAAGCCTGAGCACATCGGCGAATGGGATTATGTCCGCATCAATGAGATCGGCCCGAATGGAGAGGATATGGTTATCGAAACCAATCCATTCCCCGAGGGCGGCACCGAGAAAGAGGAGGAGGTCATCATCGGGTTCGATGGCGGCCTATACGCCGCCGATGACCCTCGCGCCATCTCGCACGATTAGGAGTCGACATGAACTTTGATCAGGCATTTGAAAGGCTGATCGGTCATGAGGGTGGTTATTCAAATCACCCTGATGATCCTGGCGCCGAGACGATGTATGGGGTGACCTACAACGTTGCCAGGGCAAATGGATACACAGGCGCGATGATCGATCTGCCACTGGCTACGGCGAAGGTCATTTACAAGAAGTCGTATTGGGACACAGTACGCGCCGACGAGCTTCCTGATGCTATCCGCTTCGACGTGTTCGATGCCTCGGTTAACTCAGGGCCAGGCCAGGCCATTCGATTCCTTCAACGGGCTACGGGGGCGACCGACGATGGAAGGCTTGGCCCCCTGACCATCCGCGCAGTGAAAGCAATGGATCCGCAGCTGCTGGACAAGAGGCTGAATGGATACCGTCTTCGGTTCATGGCCGAACTGAAGACGTGGCCATCATTCGGCAGGGGCTGGGCATCACGGATCGCGACAAATCTGATCGAGGACTGAAATAGGAAAGGTCGGCATTGCGTCGGCCTTTTTTATCCAATCAAAAACCCAGTAGCTTTAGAAGATTTGATGTGGACATTCATGAATGAAAACCCAACCTTCTTGTATGTGCCGTTGTTCATTCGTCTGCCGCCATTGGCAATATTGAATGCGCAGCTATCAGCATTTAGAAGCTCAACGGTTCGGCCATTTACTTCTACGCTGCCCCCGAATGTAATCAGGTGCGCGCCTTTCTTGTCGGATGTCATCGCCATCCGCAGCCTACGAGGAACGATCTGTCCTTTGTAGAACCGCTCGGTTATGAGGCTTCTGGGCGGCTCCAAGTTGGCGCGCGCGACGACTCGGTTGTGTCCTGCTCGAATGTCTTCCACATCTTCGGCCGTGAGACCGTGACCAATGCACGCATCAAGTTCAGCCTTTAATTCGGTTATCCAGTCAGGGAAGTCATCTGGAACGTTTTCGCAGTTGAAGAACCACCAGCTATCGAAAAGGCTCTGAGGTACCGATTTTTGGTAGGTGATACCGAGATCTTTCATGACTGCCTGGGCGTGCCTGCTATCTCCAGCCAGAGCAGCGCCATACAGATCAAGAACAAGATGCTTCTTCGTCATGTTTATGTCCTCACTTCACAATCGTCGCAAAGAAATACCGCTCGCCATCTCGCATGACGAAAGTGCGGCGGTCAGTAAGCATTGCCATCAAGTGGTGGAAGCTCATGATTCCTCCTGCCCGGTTGCCAGCGCCTTGATGATCTCTGCAGTGCATTCGCTGCACGCCACCAGTCGACCTTCAGATCTCCCGTTGAATGCTGCGTGCTCGATGCTCACGAAGGCAAAGTCGAATTTATTAATCGCCTGGCCGCACCAGCTTCGACCCTCGCTGTCGCGGTGGTTGTCTGTTATGCATCTTACGAATCCAGATCGACTCATTTCCGTGGCCCCCGATAGATGTGCTGGAGCATGAACAGCGTGGCGAGGATCATGGGGTCACCTTGCGCCAGCCCTTGTCGATAAGATTCGTGATCCACGCCCTTGCTTCTGGATCGCCATCAAAAGCTGTTGCGCACATGCCCGCATCGATTTCCATGTAGTTGATCGCGGCAATTCGCTCTTCCGCCGCGATCTGCTCTGGCGTGCGGATTGGTCGGAATCGAATGCCTTGCGAGAGCATCACCGTATTTTCATCAACGTAGGCGATTGCGTAATGGTCTTTATAGGCAACTATTTCGCAGCGAACCCACTCGCCATTAGCGATAACTCTGCACTCGCACACAGTCCCTACTGGTGGCGGGCCTTCTCCCGTCCATGGCTGGTCCGTCCTTGCGATTACCTCAAATTCGCCGGCATCTTCAAATGCCACATATGAGCCTGTCGCGCTGATGTATCGCTGCACAGAATCGACCTTCATGTATGGCTTGCCAGCAGCGGCTAGAGATTTTCCAATCAGGAAGAAATCGAATCCTGCAGGTACATTTTCCCAGTCAATGCTCATTCCGTCACCCCTTCAGCAGAATTCAAAGTCAGCGCCGCCAGCAGATCGGCGAACACCGGATCCGCATGCACAACCTTCGGCACCTCACGCAGTTTGCGAATCACAATCAAGATCCCCGCGCGCTGCGCCAGTGGCTTATTCACCAGCGACCGCTGCAAGTTCTCGATGATCGGCTCTGCGCTGATGTTCGCCGGGGACGATTCGATCAGCTCGCGGGCGTAGGCCATGCCCAGGCGGATGTTGTATTTGTCGATCATGCTTCACCTCGGGCCTTGGCGATGGCAGCGATGGCCTTGTCGTAATCAAAATCGCCGACGCTATCAGTCAGGATAATTAATGCAGATTCAAGCGCGCTAATCAGCTCGGCCTCGACAGCATTATGCCGCTGCTCCTGCTCCTGCCATGCCCACTGGCAATGCAATCTGAAATCAGACTTACGACCATCGACATAGAATGAATCCATCCACTCATCGACTTCTCTGTTGGTTTTCACTAAAAATTGATGGATAGCTGGTGGCGAAGTCTTGCTCATTGGTCTTTTCCTTCGGTCGTTGGGTTGGTTATTTGGTCAGTGCATTTTCTGCTGCGTCGAGCAGCCGGTCGATGCGGGCGCCCCTGGAAAGCTTCTCGTCGATGGCCTGCAAGATGAAGGTGTTCATCGACGTGTGATCTGCTGCCGCCGCAACCTGGACGTTCACGCGGGTATCGTGGCTGTCGAATCGGACCACGAACTTGTCCCGGTCTACTGCTTGTATCTTTGTCATGTGCGATGCCTAAATGATGGTGTTTGCGCATCATATAGCCTCCGCACACTGATGGCAATAAGGAATATTAGACAGCCTCGCCCATGTTGCAGCGCATCTTCATGTATTCGCTGTCCTCCGGGTGCGGCAGGTAGATCCCATGATCAGTCGCCCATACGTCGATGCAGGTCATGAAGGCGTGCATGTCGCCCTTGTCTAGCTGGCTGGTGCTGCGCAGCTCGTAGCGCTCCGTGATGGCTCCTGTCTTTAGGTTCACATCGCGAATCACCTCCTCCCCAAGGAACGTCAGCTTCAAGTTGCGCTTCATGTTCTCCATGTTCATCGGCGCACCGGTGGAGAAGGTAGTCTTCCCCATAGACACGAAGAACTGCGCCACGCATTCGCACCACTTATGGAAGAGGGCATTCTGAGGAAGACTCCGGCCAGCCCCTGCAATCGTCACATTGCAAGGGAAACCCTTCTTGCGAATCGCAGCCTGAAGCTCGGATAGGTCGCTGATCTGGTTCAGGCGGATCTTCTCAGCCATATCACACCGCCAGATCGATAATCTGCTGGGTCCGCTCTTCCATCAGCTCATAGAATGTCGCCACGCGCTCAGCAAGCTTTCTGATCATCACCTCATCACGACCGGCGCGCTTGTGGAACAGAGGCATCCCCGGCCAGAAGGATGCGAAGTCGATGTGGTCTCGCTCCGAAATCCAGAGTCCTGCTTGGCACTGTACGACGTGTTCCTTCGGGATCTCGCCGGCCAGGATGACTTCTATCTGTAGCTTTGGGAGTTTCGTCTTGATCTCGACTAGCCCATCATCGCCAACCATTCCGTCGGGCGAGTAGCCAACTCCATGATTGAGGATGATGCCGACCTCGTCGATCACAATTCCAAGTCGCTCACTCACGAAATCGCGCGCGATAGGCTCGAGCTCGTGGCCTCTAGAAGTGTGAAAATTTCCATTGAAATCATCGCAGGAGACGCCAGTGAATCTCTCCC